CGGATCGGCCGCGTTCATGATCGCGATGTCGAGGAGGGTCGTTTGACCGTATTGATTGGGCACTGTGCAATTCCTTGTCTTGTCGGTGTGTTGGTGATGATCCACGAAGGGCACGAAGAGCACGAAGGAACGAAACTGGCTTCGTGTCCTTTGTGTTCTGAGCGGACGCCTTCCGCTTACTTGGCGCCCGCTTTACCGGGCAGCACGATGGCCGCCATGAATGCCCCGATGTTCTTGCCGAAGCGTTGCTGCAGCGCCGTCATGGTCGTTTTGGCCGGATCGGCGTCGGCCGTCTCGCTGCTGAGCGGCGTCTTTTCGCCGAAGCTCAGCCCCTCGGCCGCGGCCGCGGCCCCAGCCAGTTGCGCGCCACCGAGACGCTTCTTCATGTCGCCGTTTTCCGCCTGGAGGCGCTTCAGCTCGGCGGTCTGGGCCGCTTCGAAGCTCAGCCCCTGGGCAAAATACATGGCGCCCGGATCGCCGAAGGCGTCCGTAAAGCGCTTGCCCTCTTCCGCCCGGGTCAAGCCGACAACCGCCTTCGACTGCGCGTCGACTGCCGCCGTGGTTGCGGCCAGTTCACCGGCCTTGGCCGCGGCGTCGGCCGCGGCGGGCGTCTTCCCGTCGTTCACTCCCATCGCAGGTCTCCTGATTCGTTGGATGGTGCAGGCGGAGGCGGCGTCTTCCGCCAGCTCCGCATGCGCGTATTTGTCCGCGCCGTACGGGCAAAGTGCCCCGCCGCGGATTTCCCAGTTGCGAAAAATGGTCATCGGGCCGTTGACTTGCCGGCCGTTGACCATGGCCATTTCGTTCTCGTCCAGCCGCTCGATGCGGGCCGTGTCCTTATTGAAGAGCAGACTCGCCTCGTAGGGCGTGCCGGTGTCGGCGCGGTGCAGGATCTCACTGGCCCGATCGTCGGGCTGGAAAGGATCGATCAACCCGTCCGCCGTGAGGTCGCCGCTACTGGCGTCCAGGCCGGAAAAATGCCCGATCAGCTCGCCCGAGTCGTGGCAGTAATCCAGCGGATAGGTGTCCTTGTGCTGGATCATGCCCGCGAAATCGTGCACGAACGGACCCCAGTAGGGATGATTCACCGGTTCGCTGGTGCGCAGCACCAACTTGAACGGCCGCGGATCGGGGACGCCCGATGCCGGCGTGCCGTCTTTGCCCTCTTTGGCCGACAGTGCTGCGAGGCTGACCACGGCCGGAAAATGCAACGCATGGGCCGGGACGGTGAGCGTTTCGTAGGCGGGGATTGCGGCTTCGGCGGCGGTGTTTTGTGCGGCGGCCATTTTTGCTTCCTTCGTGCTCTTCGTGCTCTTCGTGGATAACCTGGCTCAAGCAGCTTGGGTGGCCGCCTCGGCGGCCGGTTCGTCGCCGGACTGCATTTCGGGCGGAATTGGTGCCGAAGGTCCCAGGGGCGGCAGATGCAGCATGGCGCGGTAGGCCAGGTAATCGGCCTGCTGGTCGGCAATCTCGTAGGCGTCCAGGCCCATCGACTCGGCCACGCCAGGCGTGGAGGCGATGCCCGTCTCGACATCCCGCTGCGAGGCCAGCGTTTCCTTGAGGTGGTCGGTCCAGGGCACCTTGCGGGCGACCCAGTGCCAGCGCAACTGCTGTGGCTCGATCCCCGGCGGAAGTTGCAGCACGCCCTGGTAGATCAGGATCCCCAGCCGCCAGGCGGTCCAGCGGTCCAGAAACTCGCGCAGGTCCTCGCGCTTCTCGTCGCAGGCCTGGTCGTATTGCAGCCAGGCCCCGCGGTGGGCCGAGAGGTTCGCGTGCGCTTCGTCGTAGAGGCTATAGGGAATGTCCAGGGAGCGGAGGCTGGCCATGATGACCATGGACATGAAGGCCTGCCAGTTGGCCCCCGGATTATTGCTCTGCAAGAACTCGGCAGAGTCTGCCGGGTCCAGGTCCAACATCACCGGGCCGCGATTGAAGTCGATCTGCTTCTCGTACTCGGACGGGCCGTCTGCCTGCCCGAACTCCTCCATCGCCTTGACGCTGTTCCGCTTGATCATCAAAGCGAAGAGCTGCGAGACCTTGGCCTGCGCCAAGGCGTAATCGAAGCCCTCGTAGGTGTCGCGGAACGTGTTCAGGGCCGCGGCCAGGGGCGATACGCCGCGGGTCTGGTCCAGGCGGTCGAAGTAGCCCAGGTGGATGCAGTTGCGGGCCGACACCAACCGCTCGAAGGTAAAGGCGTTGGCCGGGTTGATCAGGTCCGGGCCGACGCGGTATTGCGGGCCGCGCTTGTTGACGCAGAAGGCGATCGGCTTGCCGAAGTCGTCGGTCACCACGCCCGCCTTGGTCCGCTTCAGCGTGTCGGTCGAGAGGGGCGGGACGTCTCTGCCGTAACTCATCGGAGTGCGGATGCGGTCCCCTTCGATCCCCTGCACGCGGGCATTGCCCAAGAGCACGGTCAAGTGGTCGCCGTCCACGGTCCGCCCGGCCTCGATCAGCCGGGTGTAGCGGCGCAACGAGTGGCGGCCGGCGGCGTCGAAGTTGGCCGCTTTGCCGGACCACTGGATCAACTCGGCCACCCGCGCGTCGAGGGCCTTGTCGCCGGTCATCGGCCGGAAACGGAAGCGGGTCAAATAGTTCAGGTGACAGCGTATCGCCCAAGCCGCAATCGCGAAGTTGCGGCGGATGTCCCGCGCCGTGCTCTGGATCTGGTTGCGGCGATAGATGGGCAACTCGTCGTCTTCGCTCCGCAGCAGCGGAACGGGCGACTTGCGCCGGCCCTTATCCTCCGTGGCGTCGTAGCCCAAGCCCACGAGCCGGCCGAGCGTGCCCAGCCAGCCATGCCGGCGGCTGCCGCGCGTGCGATCCATGACGGCAGAAAAGGTCTCACCCATGGCGGACCGGTTCTCGGTTTTCGTGGACGCCTATCAATAATCCTGCCAATTGCCCGACATGCGCACGGTGAGCGCCTGCGGCCGATGGTTCTTTTCGCGATAGAGGTCCCGCAGACGCTGGCGGACCTGGTCGAGATTGAAGCGCGTCGTTACCCCGTCCACGATCACGCTCTCGGCCCCGCTGTTGAGCAGGGATTCCAGATCGGCAATCTGCTCATCGATCGGGGTCATGGGCGGACCGGAGACAGAAAAATGCAATGCGTGCGGGCTACGAAGAGACTCTATCCGCGCCGGCAGATATAGCCAGAAAGCGTCGCGGAATGTCCCGGAATTTCCGGGACTATTTTGCACGACAGAAAGTGCCGGATTTTCCGGGAGAAAATGGGCAAAGCGACTAAAGTCGCCGCTGGCGGCTTCGCACCAGCTCGGCGGCGATCGCCGCGGGGCCAAACGGTCACTTCTGCTCGGCTTTGGGGTTGGGTTCGAAGCGATACTCCACCACGCGATAGTGCTGGCCGCAGTCGGCACACTGGGTGTTTCGCCAGACCTCGCGATTGTAGAACTGGCCGCGGATCTCCACGCCGATCCGCTCCGAGGCGACCTCAGGGGCGTCGGCCATTTCGGCCGGGCCGGCCTCATGGGCGTAAATCCAGCGGTCCAACAACCGGCCGTCCCGGTAGCTCTTTCGCCGCGTGCTGTGGCAGCTCGGGCAGGCCGGCGGAACATGCATCACCACGGGACGCTTCGCCGCGGCCGCGGCGGCCGGAGGATTGAGGATGGGGGATTCGGGACTGGGTTCGGCCGGTTTCGCTTTTTTGGCCATGCGTATGTCTCCAGAGTCTACAGATCGTGTACCACTTTGCGCCGCTGCCCTTTGTTCCCGGCCTGCTTCACACCTTCCCACTCGGCCAGCTTCGGACCGCCGGGAACCGCGGTCAGCGCGGCCATGCAGCCGACCATGCAATCCAGCTCGTGATCGTCCGGACGGTCCGGAGGAACCGACCAGACTTCCACCTCGCCCCAGGGTCCGGAGGTTTTTGTGGGGACCTGGCTGCTGAGCTGCTCGGCCAGGAGCTGCTGCTCCATGGCGTCGTCGCCGAACACGCTCCAATTGCCCGCGCTGCCGGCCGGGGCGGCCACGCGATCGCGGACGAACGATTTCCAGCGGTTGGTATCGATTTCCAGGGTCAACAGCCGCGTGCTCTTGGTGATGGCCTTACGCCAGTGCCGGCCAAGCTGCTGGCCTGGTTCCTCTTTGTATTCGGGGAACGGCTTCTTGGCCGGACCCAGGCCGAATCCGCGGCTGGGCATCAGGCGATTTCCCACCGCCAAGGCGCGGATCACCTTCGCCACCAGTTCGGATTTGTAGCCCGTGTCCACAAGCGTCAAATCGACCTGGACCATGGCCCCGTCTTCGCGCTCGAAATGCCGCGGCAGAAGCTGCGTCGCCAGAAACTCATGCAGGCCGGCGTAAATC